GTAACATCAACCACAATGAAGGCAGAATAATCTAATCCCTTTCCTCGGGAAACGTCTGCCACTAACATATATAGATGATCATTGACGGGATTTTCGTATTTCTTTAGATGATCATCATACCAAACGGGTTCTTGCAATCCTGCTTTCATCTTTTCGAGGGATGAACCTGATAAAAGAGTATAGCTTGACCCTAGGAACTCAACCTCTTGTTCCTGTCTGAATTGTTGAAGGTCAAATCCCAAGTCGGCTAGAGTTTGTTGTTTCCATGCTTCATCACGGCCTGGAATCATATCCCATGTGATCTTGAATGGATAATAGCCATTCCATTTTGTTCTAGTTTCGGGGTTCTCTGCATCCTTGAAATTGGCAGCTTCCCAAAAGTCGTGGAAATGGTTCAAACCAAATGGGGTTGAAATCATAGCAATCTTAGCGTCTGGATTATTGGCAAGCGTCTGTGATGAAGCTGTCCAAAAGTCTTTCCAATCTTCAATTTTGGCAACCTCGTCAATCATGAGGAAGTCAATCGTGAATCCTGAGATTGAGTCTCTTGACGTTGCAGCAGAGAAGACACGAGAACCGTTCTCTAGGATGATGCTTGTCTTGTTCCAACCGCCTTGTTTGATGCCTTGCTGCATCCATAGAGGAACGTTCTCATAAGCATATTGCAGACGTTGAACCATTTCTTGGGCCACATCTGCCTTGTTGGCTAGGATCGCAATTGTCTTAGGGTTCTCTTCGGAACTAAACAGGATAAGCCACAGAATAAAGCCAACCGTCGTTGTTGACTTACCAGCCTGCCGACATGTTCCTAAAATCGTTCTGGTATTGTTTTTGTAGGAAAGGATAACTTCTCTTTGCCAGCCGTATAACTTGAAGCTTACTTTCTTACCTTTTGAAACCACTTTCATATGGTTTTCGATAAAATAGATTGGGTCAAGAGAACACTTAACCCATTCCATTTGTTGTTCAGGAGAAATACTTACAGGGGTATTAGCCCTTTTAAGATTTAAATTACCACGAAAACCTTCATTCTCAGGAAGCATTATTAAGTGTTAGCAACTGCCGTGTTAGAAATTGTATTTGCGGGAGTTGGATCGAACATATGTTTTTCAAGTTGTTCATAGGCAATGTCAGCAAGTCCTTTCATAATCATTTTCATATCATCACTTGCTTTATTCCAGTCTTCCCCAGGATGAAGAGCCTCAAAGAAATGAAAAGCCATCTTGCCTTTCATATCGATATCGTTTACGTCTAATTTGTTATTTTTTAATGTGTATCTTTTCATTACTTTGCACTCGCTGCTTTACTTTCTGATGATGCTCCACTATGCTCTGACGATGAAGACGAACCTTCTGAACCCGCTGCCGAATCAGAAGCTTCTGACGAACCATACTTAGAAGCAATTGTATCATGGGCCTTATAAGGGCCTAATTTACCAGACACACCATACTTGCCGTGAACGGGATGGTATTTAATAAAATCATCTAATGCACCCGAACTAGAGCTAGACCCTCCACCCCTATTTCCTATATCATAAGATGAATGGGCATCAGGGCTGGCTTTACCAGAGGTAACAGGGGCTTCCACCTTTTGAACCTTATGAATTGTCACAGCACCGCCAATTGGGTTATTTGTGCTGCCCAATCTGACTTTATATTTGCCTGGATTGGCATCGCTGAGGTTTATTGCATAACGCTGATAATGGGCCTTGTTTCGGGAATTGGTTCCGCCCATGCTGATAGCGTTCCATTCCTTGTCTCTCATAAAGCCTTCAACAGACTTCTGAACTAATGAGGCAACCTTAGCTCCCATAATTGGAGTGCTAGTTGCGATTGGTTTGAACCCAACTTTTCCAGGCTTACCAACGCGGGCCACAACCTTATAATGACCGCCCCCTAAGTGGGCATAATTGACAACGGCATGATGTTCCTCGCCGTTATGCTGAAACTTGATAACATCTTTCCAGCCTGTATCTTGACCAGCCATAGGTGCAAGTGCTTCGTTTAATGTCTCTTTGAAACTAATCATTGATGATTTCCCCGTCTATAACTTTCTTTTTTTGTTCTTCTATCATCTTGGCAAATTCTGCCGTTGTTCCAAAGAACATGTTGTTATTTATTGTCTGAGCATTCTGATCGGGGACAGGCTGTTTAGCTTTCCCGTCATCTAGCTTTATTTGCTGGTCAATTCGCTTTGTTTCAAGCAAAACCTTATTTCCATTGACAAGTTCTTTGACTAGGCCTACTATCATTTCGTAGGCCCCTGGATGCTGAGAAGCTTTTGCGATTTCTAGAAGTTCTTTTAAGGCTTCATTACCACTTGCAATAACATTCATAATGTTCTGACGTGCAAAATCCCATTCTTCATCTGGATTGAGAGAAGCTTTAGGGATATCTGGCAACTTATCTTCCAAATTCAGTAGTTCTACTAACTCTTTATTCATTAATCTACCCTTTTAACAAATCCATAATCATCTGTAGCAAATATAGTATTTACGTCTACTGAAATCTCACCATTACTAGTAGGCTCACCGTTAGCCGTTAATCCAGGCGTAACCGTAACCGTGCCAGCGGGGTCAGAAGTATCAAAGCCAGGAACATCAGCAAAGAAATTGGTAATGCTGTATTTGATGATTGGCTTCTCTCTGACAGGCCCAAAGTAATAACCCTTAACTGTGAATTGCTGTTGCCAAACCATAGTTCTGCGCTCAATGAAAGAACCATCATAATCATCTTGAATAGACACTTCTCCCGATGTGATAACAGGGCAATCATACTTTAGGTCCATAGGACCAACTAGTCTAATTGTAGGACTATAGCCAGGAGTGAAGTATGGTAGCATCTCTTCGATAATCTTGGTTGTGTCTTCTGCATACTTGGCATATACATATAAAGAGAACGAAAGATCATATGGAACAGCCGCAAAAACAAACTTGGCCTTGTTTGGGTCATCTGATTCAATGGCAATCTTTTTCATTGTTTGAAGTTTACGTTGCCCATCATAACGTAGGCCTGTTAGTTCAAATGAAATGATTGGAAGAACAATAGCAGCCTTCTTATCAATAGGAGGGTCTGCCATAACACGAGTTAAGAGTTTATCCTTATTTGCATAGACAATAGGAACCTTAACTCTTGTTACAAGATTATTAGCTGAATCTTTTCTATCAATGGTTATGTCATTGAACAGTCTGCCAAATGCAGTGATATAGCCCTTGGTTATCTGATGATAGAAATCTGTCCCTAACATTACCTTTTAAATTCCTCACTGAAAGGATTAGATTCACTCCAATCAAGAATACCGTTGGCGGCTTGATTTAATACTGAGTTGTCTTGTAAGAAATCTTTTGAAGACACATCAAACTTTTCAGTAAGTAATAATGTTCCGTCTTCATTGTATAATGGCGTTCCGTCTTCTGCTAGGAGTGCATAATCCAGTTCATTGAGAGACAGCTTGTCAACAATGCTATCAATCTCGTCAATTCCAGTGTCGATTTCCTCGTGAGAGTATTCGATAAGCTCACAATGCAAGTCAAAAACAGGCAACATTCCGATTGGATAATGGAACACCTTCTTTTCAACATACGTAATCGTGAAAAGCTTTTTATCCAACGGATAGTAGATAAGGTCTGATTCTCTAGGTCTCAACAGACCAGCAACGGTTTCAACTTCATCATGGAACACACGGCTAGCACATGTAAAAATAACTTGGTCTCTAATTTCCAGACCAAACTTGGACATAAGGTTGCCATCACCTTGGAAGCCTTCATAAGAACGAACATACATTTCAATCTGAATTGCTTCATCGAATGTAGAGATATCATCAGCCTCATAAATCTTGTCAAAGTTATGAATGTCTCTTGGAAGGTAATACAAATCAATTCCAAAGCCACGAATAGACTCAATGACTATATCCTCATATAGCCTTTGCTCCATTGAAGCACCGAAGTTGTTATAGAATTGATTCGTTGGCATACTATTATCCTACAAACATACCAGCGGCGGGTATACTATACGTATTGATTAACTCTTGTTTAAGGGCCTCTTGTTCCTGTCTTGATTCATCATACATTTGCTGAGCACTAAACATCACTCCCCCAGGCATTGGCATACCTTGATATTTCTTAAATAGGTTGTAGGCATAGTTCTCTTTGATCAGAGCAACACAGAAAGCCTGTAACCATTTATCTTTCCAAACGTCTGGATACTTGGCAGGATCAATAACCTCATAGCAATGAACAACTAGCCAATCACCTTCATTAATAGTATGCCAGTCTGTGTCAATATAGAGCTTGTTATTATGTCTGTTATATCTCATTGGGGTTTGACCAATGAGTATTTCTTCGATTAATGTAATATGTTGTCTGGCCAGATAGTAAGGCACAAGGTTCATGTTGTTCAATGTATACAAGTCATTCAAGGCCATCTGATAACGGATATTGAACATAGATGATGTGCTGTAAGTTGACCGAAGGTCAAATATTTCAACAGCCCCGATCACATTACTTGGCAACTGAACGAAACCGCCCATGATAGGAGTAACGTTTGCTCCTGAGCCTGTAGCGGTATCAATTGTTATGGTAGGTTCAAGGAAGTAACCTTCCCCGTTTCCATTGGCTGATAGTCTGGCAGTTGTGATCTTACCATTAGCATCAGTTGTGATGGTAGCAACCGCTCCATTACCAACACCATTATTAGACGTGAAAACAACGGTATCAGAATTGCTATAAAGCGTCCCGCCGTCGTTTATCTTTAGATCGTATATCCTACCGCCAAAGTTGTTTGCCGCAAATTGGCAACGATAATACATCTTCTCTGAACCATCCATATGGAAATCAAAGAAGTATTGGAGAGCTTCATCGATTCTATCATCGATTTGCTCATCCGATATATTAATCTCTTGGAGAGGGGCACCTAGTTTGCGTAGGCACCACTTTCCAAACTCTTGGCGAGTAGTTGGGATACTCATTATTTCTTATCGTGGTCCTTATGGTCATCGTCCTCTTTATGATCATCGTCCCCATGACCACCGTCCCCGTCTGTATGATCATCAATAGATGGATCATAAACAGGGTCATTTGGGTCTACAGGGTCAGTATCAGGCTGAGGAGCGGGGTCGGATTGTGGATCAGGTTGAGGCTGAACAACATCAACGTTTGGTTGAGGTTCACAAATCACATCGGACCCATTTCCATGGATTAGGTTTCCAATGTCATCCCATATTTGATTGAATACATCATCGATGTTTACCATTTTGGTATCATCTTGGGTATTGCTGTCATCTTTACTGACAACAGCAAGTAAGTCATGCTTAATTTCATCCCATTTCTTTTCGAACTCATGGATGAAATCAGCGATATTTTTTGCTTTAATTTCTTTTGGCTTAACGTTCATTTAGATTTTCCCTCTATTAAATGATCGTATTATTTAGCCAAACCCTATTTTACTACGTTGACAAGCCTTGCATTATCACATAGGGCAATGAAACCATGAGGGATACCAACTTGCCAGTCAATAACCTGTCCTGTTTTCAGGGTTTGGCCCTCTAATTCAGGATGATCAGTGACCTTGAACGTGCCTTTAGCGACAATCGTAATATGATTGTCGCCTTCGGTATGGGTATGAGTAGGGAGAATATCTCCCTTTTTATCAAAGTCGAATATCACAACGCTTAGTTTACCTAAGGTAGCATTCTTTGGAGTAACGACTGCCATTATAGAACCTGCGTTGATCCATTAGCTGATGGGGGAGACATATCTTTCCATGAGACAGTTGATTCATCCCATTCATACGTCTTGCCATC